TGGAATAAAACTGCTCATGTATCTGCTACACAAGGCAGAGGTAAGAAGACAAGTCAAGGTAGAGGTAATGTTGCTTTCTCTACCATGAACAAGAACAAGAAAAGCAACTTCAAAAAATATCGAGGGCAAGGTAAATGAACATATTTTATTTTGATGAGTGTCCGACTATATCAGCAGAAGCACAGCCTGATAAGATGTTAGTCAAGATGCCACTAGAAACAGCACAGATGTTATGCACAGCACACCGAGAACTAGATGGTGATGAGTATGCAGATGCTAATGGACTTTACAAACGTGCATACTGGAATCATCCATGTACTATATGGGCTAGAGAATCTAGCTCTAACTACTCATGGTTATACAAACACTTCTTAGCACTAGGCTTGGAGTATGAGTATAGGTATAGTAGGAAACATGCAAGTGTTGTCAAGCTAGAAGAACCATTGAGTAAGATGCCCGACAACATTACACATACAAGTTTAACACCACTAGCACAGGCTATGCCCGAGGAGTATAAGAATGAGGATGCTATCATTGCTTATCGTGATTACTGCATTAACGAAAAACACTACGCCAAATGGGAACGCAATAGAGCTAAGCCTACTTGGTGGACAACACAGGAGGTTGCATGAATTATATATACGAAAGGATGATGTCTGAAGGAGAGACAGCTATCTTTGACAGAGACGAACTGAGAAAGTTTGAAGCTTATGTAGCTGAAAACTATCAAGAGTTTTATGAAAATAAAGCTGCCTATGAAGTTCAAAAGGATGGAGAAAAATTCCTGGTCACTTTATTTAAAAATCCTGTGATAAGTATGGAAGAAATATTGCTTGACATTCAAGACTGATTCTGTTATACTTCGTATCACAATGAGTAACCAAACACATCAAGCCCTCTATCTCCAATTGAACGAATGGTTTGGTACAGCACAGTCTGTAACTCCGAGAGTAGTTACTCAAAACTCTCCCAACTTCACAACAAAGCTATAAAAGGAGGAAACGCATATGGCTATATTAGAAGGAACTGCGTACTGGGCAAGTATAACTACACCCAATACGACATTCGACCCCGTGTACACTGTCAACCTAGTGGTTGATGATGAGACTGCAAATGACTTTGCATCTCGTGGACACAAAGTAAAGCAGATGGATGAAGGTCCGGCTTTAATTATCAAACGAAAAGTAAACGGTCCTAACGGAATGGTTAGACCTGCACCTCGTTTGTTAGACTCAGACAAGCAGGAAGTCACAACTGCTGTTGGAAATGGATCAAAGATTAAGGTCCAATTTAATGAGTATAGTGGCGAAGGTAAGTATGGTCCTTATCAAGGATTAGATTTACAGGCAGTAATGATTACCGATCTTGTGCCTTACAAGAATGGTGATGGTGATGAATTTCTATCTGATGGAGAGGAGTTCTAATGATTATTACTATTAACAATGACGATGGTACAACAACTTATGATGTTAATAACATTACAGACGATAATGTCAAGCAAGAAGCTACTGTTATCGTACAGAAAGTTGGAAACTTACAGGTCGTTATTGAAGCCTTAGACTTTGCAAGTCGAACCCATCGAGCTAACTTAGAAGAGTTACTCAAGGCGAGAGACGAAGCTATAGTCGAACCGACTGAGGAGACTGAAGAAGAATCTTCAAAATAAATAACTCGGCTAGGTGTAAAAGCCTAGCCACTTTTCTAAAGGAGATAGAATGCAAGAACAAAGTAAATTTGTACGACACAAACTACCATGCCCGTCATGTGGTGGGTCTGACCCTGTGTCTATGAACGAGGACAAGTCTGCTCATTGCTTTAGCTGTGAGACACACTTTCCTAATTATGTTGATGCTTGTGATGGTAAAATTATGGACACAAATCCCAAACCAAAACTTAGTAATACGTTTTTAAACACATACAGTGGTAGCTTTGGTGCTCTTACAGACAGATGTATTTCTGAAGACACAGCTAAGAAGTATGGAGTAAGACGTGTAGTAAGTTCAGATAATAAAGTTGCTCAACATATCTACCCATTCTTTAATGGTAACGAAGTTGTAGGAACTAAAACTAGATTTGTAGATAACAAGAACTTTTCATTTGCAGGTACGTATGAAGGCACTGGTTTATTTGGGGAACAGTTGTTTCGAAATACTGGTGGCAAGTACCTAACAATTGTTGAAGGTGAGTGTGATGCTATGGCTGCTTATGAATTGATGCAGTCTAAGTGGGCATGTGTCTCGTTAAAGCGTGGTGCATCGGGTGCTGTTAAAGATATCCGAGAAAGCATTGAGTTTGTTGAGTCATTTGAGAATGTAGTAATATGTTTTGACAATGACAAGGCAGGTAAAGAAGCAGCTATGAAGGTTGCTCGTATATTAAAACCCGGCAAAGCTAAGATAGTTTCACTACCTACAGGATGTAAAGATGCTAATGATATGCTTCGGCAGAAGAAGTTCCAAGCATTTATGTCTGCATGGTGGGAAGCTAGAACCTACACACCATCAGGTATTATGGATTTATCTACTCAAAAATCTGAGTGGTTACATAGAGAGACTAAGGAGAGCATTGCCTATCCTTGGGAAGGTCTTAACAAGAAACTATATGGAATGCGTAAAGGTGAGCTTGTCACTTTGACAGGTGGGACAGGACTTGGTAAGTCTAGTGTGACCCGTGAGCTAGAACATTGGCTGATCAAAAACACCCAAGACAACGTAGGTATCGTAGCTCTTGAAGAGAACTGGCTACGAACTGCTGATGGTATTATATCCATTGAAGCTAATGATAGAGTGTATCTCAATGAGAGACGAGAACAGTATAGTGAAGAACAACTGACTGCTTTATTTGACAAAGTAATACCAAAAGGTCGTGTGTTCATTCATGCTCATCTTGGTGCTACTGATATCGATGAGATATTTTCTAAGCTGAGATATATTATTGTTGGGTGTGAATGTAAATGGGTTGTCGTAGATCACTTACACATGTTAGTTAATGTGTTAGCAGAAGGTGATGAGAGACGAGGTATTGATTCACTGATGAACAGATTACGAAGTCTTGTTGAAGAGACTGGTGTAGGTATGATACTTGTATCTCATCTACGTAGAGCATCAGGTGATAAAGGACATGAGCAAGGTATTGAAGTATCACTGTCTCATCTAAAAGGTTCTCAAGGTATAGCACAGTTATCTGATTGTGTGATTGCACTAGAACGTAATCAGCAATCTGACAACGAAGACGAAGCCAACACTACAAAAGTCCGTGTACTTAAATCAAGATACACAGGTGATACAGGATTGGCATGTAGCCTACGCTACAACAATGAAACCGGTAGACTATTTGAAGTCACCGAGGAGGAAACATTTGAAAACACAGAATTCTAAAATTATATTTGACATCGAATGTGATGGTTTAAAACCTACAAAGCTACATTGTATTGTAGCAAAGGAAGTTGATGGTCCATTACACAAGTTCCCACCTCATAAACTTGAGGAAGGCATTGAGTTTTTAAAACAAGCCGATACTTTAATTGGGCACAACATCATACGTTTTGATTTAGCTGTGCTTAAAAAACTAACAGGTGTTGATCTGTATCATAAGAACATTGAAGATACTCTTGTTATGTCTAGGCTATATCAGCCTATCCGTGAGAACGGTCACAGTTTAAAAACTTGGGGTTATCGTGTAAACTTTGCAAAACAAGAACAACCTATTGACTTTGATGAGTACACACCACAGATGCTTGAGTACTGCTGTAATGATGTTAGGTTAAATGAATTAGTTTACTTTGCTTTACTTAGAGAACAAACTGGATTTAGTTCTCAGTCAATTGCTCTTGAACACAGGGTAGCATCTATTATATCTGACCAAGAGAACAATGGATTTAAGTTTAATGAACGTAAAGCTACAATATTACTGGCTGATCTTAAAGCCAAGATGTATGAAGTTACCAGTGAAGTACAAACAACATTCAAACCTAAAATGACTGATGTTAAACTGGTTACACCTAAGATTAAAAAAGATGGTGAGTTATCTAAGTCAGGTTTAACGGTTGAAGAGTATGAAAGATTAATTGAAAGTGGTAGTAGAAAACCTTTCATGAGACAGGAACTCAAACCTTTTAATCTTGGTAGTCGTAAACAGATTGGTGAATACTTAATAGACTTTGGTTGGAAACCAAATAGATTTACACCTACAGGTCAGCCGATTGTAGATGAGGGTACTCTTAAAAAGATTACTCATATACATGAAGCTAAATTAATTGCAGACTTTCTATTGTATCAAAAGCGTATTGCTCAGATACAATCTTGGTTGGATGCAGTTGAAGAGGATGGAAGAGTCCACGGTTCAGTAATACCTAACGGTACTATTACTGGTCGTATGTCTCACAACCACCCAAACGTAGCTCAAGTACCAGCAGTATACAGTCCGTATGGTAAAGATTGCAGAGCTTGTTGGACTGTAGATGAGGGGAATGTTTTACTTGGGGTTGATGCTTCAGGTTTAGAACTTCGGATGTTAGCACACTATATGAATGATGAGGAATATATAAATGAAGTTGTCAACGGAGACATACACACGACTAATCAAAAACTTGCAGGGCTTGAATCAAGAGATACAGCAAAGACTTTCATCTATGCACTTGTATACGGAGCAGGAGATGCAAAAATTGGAAGCGTGGTTGGAGGATCAAGAAAAAAAGGTAAGGAACTTAAAGATCGTTTTTTCGACAATCTTCCCACACTTAAAGCTCTTAAGGACAAGGTTCAACGAGCTGCGAAAAGAGGATTCCTCAAAGGATTAGATGGTAGAAAAATATACATACGAAGTGAACATGCTGCTTTAAATAGTTTACTTCAGGGTGGTGGTGCTATTGTTATGAAGAAAGGATTAGAAATATTAGATGCAAGACTCAGGCTCAGTGGTGTACCACATAAGTTTGTAGCTAACATTCACGATGAATGGCAGATAGAAGTACCATCATGTAACGCTAACAAAGTGGGACAACTGGCAGTAGATAGTTTAAAACAGGCAGGAGAACATTTTAAAATGAGATGTCCTCTTGATGGTGAATATAAAATAGGAGGAGATTGGAGTGAAACACACTGATAAAAATTGTAAGTATTGTCACGTAGAGTTAACAAAATCTAATTGGTATCCTTACCAAGAAAGTCATAAAATACATATATGTAAAAGTTGTTGGTCATTACAAAACAAATCTCGAATGACTGTTAACTTTAAAAGAGTACAATTAGGTAATAAGCTACATCCTTTTTATTCAGTTTATAAAACAGAAGGTTTACTTGCTGCTTGGAAAGCTATGGGTATTTTAAAATCTAATAAGAAAACAAAGTTAGAAGTTATTAAAAAAGAAGCTCTTGCTATGTTTGATAAAATAGAACATGGTGAAGTTTACATTATAACTAATCCTGCTTGGAAAGGCTGGGTCAAAATAGGTATGGCTGTTGAAGCAGAAGATAGATGTAAAGGTTATCAAACTTCCAGTCCATTCAGAGATTACAAAGTAGTTTATAGTAAAAAGTTTAAAGATAGAAGAACTGCTGAAGCACAAGCACATAAATTGTGTTCTGCTAAAGCTACTGATCAAAATAGTGAGTGGTTTAAAATTAAAATAAAAGATGCAGTCAATTTAATTGAAAGCATAAATGAGGAACAATATGAAAAAGAAACAGCTTGATACAGTAGTCCAAGACATCTATGATAAAGTAGAATTACTTGGTCAAAACAAAGCTCTTGATGTGACTGACGAACAGATAGAAGACTTTGGTAACTATATGAAGGAAGCTTTAAGAGATTGGCTTACACCAAGACCAACAAGTAAACCTACACTTAGGATGTCTAACATAGGAAAACCTAACAGACAACTATGGTTTGACATGAATTCTAAACGAGAACAAAAAGGATTTACTGCACCAACTATGATTAAGTTTTTATACGGACATTTACTTGAAAGAGTTGTGTTGTTTTTAACAGAGCTTGGTGGTCATGAAGTTACTGATGAACAAAAAGAAATTAAAGTAAATGGTATTCTTGGACACATGGATTGTAAGATAGATGGTGAAGTTGTTGATATTAAGTCAGCATCTAACTATGCATTTCAAAAGTTTAAGAATGGTACTCTTGCAGAGGATGACCCGTTTGGTTACATGGCTCAACTTGCTGGATATGAAAAAGCAGAAG